TTTCAATCACGATAACAACTGGGTGTTGGGCCGCACAACGAGCCATCTGCTCCCGAACGGTAAGCACACGTTGGAACTCGAGGACGGTGCCGACGGTCTGCACTTCATCTGCTACCCGCCCGATACGGTATTCGCGCGCACGGCGCTGGCGAACATCGAGCGGGGCGATGTGCAAAGCTGCTCATTCCAATTTACGATTGCCGAGGACGAGTGGGGCGGCACGCCCGACAAGCCGACGCGCGAGCTTGTGGCGTGCGACAGGTTGTTCGACGTCTCGCCCGTTACGTTCGCCGCGTACCCGGCGACGTATGTCGATATACGCACCGCGCTGGCTGCTGGCGGCGTGAATGTCCGGGCGTTGAAGGATGCGTTTATTCGGCGTGCGCTCGAGGGCGGCGCCGATGCGAGCGATATGAAAGTGATTGTTGAAGCGCGCGATTTGCTATCACGGCTGCTCAACTCCGCAGGCGCGGATGAGAGTCCGGTTGACGACGCGAAGGCTCGCGAACTCGACCGTATGGCCATGATGCTTGCGCTGGAAAAGATGCGTTGAACTTAAACACTAAACAGAAAGGCAAAAGAGATGTTCACAGCCGATGAAATCAAAACTCTCTCCGAGGAGAGGGAGAAGCTGCTTGATGAGGCCGGGGCGATTCACGAGCGCGGCAAGAAGACGAAGATGACGGATGAGGATTCTGCTTCGTTCAAGGCGAAAATGGCCCGCGTCAAGGAAATCAAGGATCTCATCGAGAACGACAACATGCTTGCGGAGGCCGTTGTCGAGCAGAAGCAGTCCGTGGCCCGCGCCGCGAAGCCGGTTCCGCAGATTCGCGGCGGGCATGAGCGCGAGGACGATGCGCCGGGCCAGTTCGGTCTGTTCCTTCGCGGTGTCAAGGATGCTGCCGAGGGCAACGCCGATTCGATCACCCGCATCATGAACAAGCGGGCTGCGGCCGGCGCCGCGGAGATCCCGCCCAGCTCGGGCGGTTTCCTCGTTGACAAGCCGACGACCGACAAGATCGTCAACATCGCGCTGGCGTCGGGGATCCTCCCGCCCATGTGTCAGTCGATGCCGGTCACGCAGGGCAACGGGCTGAAGTTCCCCATCGTCGATACCTCGAATGAGGCCGATGCGTCGCGTCCGTTCCGTGCGTACTGGGTTGAGGAAGCCGGGACGATCACGGAGAGCTATCCGAAGTATAAGCAGGCGACGATTGACCTGAAGACGCTCGCGATTCTCGCTCCGGCGACGATGCAGCTTCTCGAAGATGCTCCGTTTGCCGAGGCGTTCATCACGGCGGGTGCTGGCCGCGAGTTCGGTTATGCGCTTGACAAGGCTATCATGCGCGGTTCGGGTGCGGGCGCTCCGCTCGGCATTCTGAATGCGCCGTGCCTTGTGACGCAGGCCGCCGAGGCCGCGCAGCTCGCGGACACCATTCTCGCCGAGAACATCGTGAAGATGAAGATGCGGTGCCTGCCGGGCTACAAGTACACCGCGTTCTATTCGCTGAACATGCTCGATCAGTTGACGTTCCTCGTTCACCCGACGGCGAACACGCCGCTCTGGCTCCCGGCTGGCAGCAGCCTCGTGAACAAGGAGAACGAGACGATCATGGGCATGCCCGCGTACCCGTTCGCGCAGTGCTCGGCTCTCGGCGACGCTGGCGACATCGTGTTCGCGGCGATGGATCAGTACTTGCTCGCCAAGAAGGGCGACGTGCGGGCTGACACGAGCATTCACGCCTACTGGAGCACCGCGCAGACCTCGTTCCGCTTCATCATGCGGATCGACGGTATGCCGCTTCTCCCGAAGGCTGTCACGCCGGAGATTTGCACCGGTACGACTCTCTCTCACTTCGTCACACTCGCCGCGAGGGCGTAGTACAGAAAGGACGGATGAACGATGCCTAGCAATTTCATGACAAGCCACCACATTCCCCGCGACGTGCTCGCGGCCCAGCAGCCGAAAGGGGAAGATATGTTCGAGGGCAACATCACCTCGGACGTTCTCAACCTGAGTGCTTGGGGCGCGATGATTGTCATCGTCAAGAAGCTCGCCGGTGCGACTGGTACCGCGACGTTCGGTATTGAGGCTTGCGACGATGTGACTCCAACGACCTCCCCCGCCATTACTGGCGGTTGGTGGTTCCGCTACTCGACCGCGACGGATGTGTTCAGCGCGTGGGAGCTTGAGACTGACGCGAGCACGGCGATCACGGCGGGCGCGGATGCGATCTGGGAGTTCTACGTGCCGAGTTCGATTCTGGAAGGCACGACGAACCAGTACAACTACAAGTTCGTTCGTTGGGCGCTGACCGAGGTCGATTCGACGGCCGTGGACGGCGCGACGGTGACCCTGCTCATCGAGCCGAAGGTTGCCGAGGCGATTCCGACGACTGTTCTCGCCTAACGGCGGGTGATGTTCCGGTCCGGGGGCGCGCACTCGCCCCCGGACAAACTACAGAAAGGTAGAGGAAAGAAATGGCAAACACAAGAGAGAGACGCGAGAAGGGTGCCCTGCTTTATTACGAAGCCCCGTATCGCAACAGGATCGTTGATGCTTTCGGGATGAATGTCACGAAAGACATTCCCAACTGGGTGCTTAGCGGAGAAGTGGCTGCTGCGTCTGATTCGATGGTTACGCATGGCTGGACCGTCACAAACACAGAGGGCGCGGGCAACACGCTTGTTACCCCGCAGACAGACGGGACGCTGCTGATTACTACCGGCACGAATGAATACGACGGGGTCAGCATGCAGCGGATATTCGGCAACTTCAAACTTCTTGCCGACTCCCCGATCTACTGCGGAGTTCGGGTGAAAATGAGCGATGCGACGCAGAGCGATTTCCTTTTTGGACTGTGTTCGGTGGGGGATACTACGCTGACCAATGCGGCTGCATCGCATGCTACCGATGTTGCGAGTGGATGCTACTTCTCGAAGCTCGATGGCGTGACGGCGGGTTACTTCACGAGTGAGGCCGCAACGAGCGAGACGAGCATTGCGGCGTGGACTGCTTCGACGTCCTGGACATGGCTGGAGTTCTTCTGCGAAGGGCTGACTGGCGTTAAGGCGTTTGTCAATGGGGTGTACATTGGGTCGAACACCCTGACGCCGCCGACGACCGCGCTCGGGCTTGGATTAAGTTTCCGCGCTGGTGAAGCACTCGCGAAAACCCTCTACGTTGACCGCATGTATGCTGTTCAACTCTGTCCGAAGGCGTAACTTTTAGGAGGTGAGAGATGCCGAATACTAGGGTTAGATGGGAAAAGGGCGCGAAGTTGTTTTACGAGGCGCCGCACCGCAATCGCATTGTAGACGCCTTCGGGGTGAATGTTACTAAGGACATTCCGAATTGGGTCTACAACGGCCAGATTACGTCGGGCGCGGATTCGATGGTTACTCACGGATGGACGGTTACCGATACCGATGCCGGTGCGGGCGATCTACTTATTACCCCGCAGAGCGACGGCACGACGCTCGTCACTACTGCCGCGAATGCGTATGACGGCGTGAGCATGCAGCGTATCATTGGCAACTTTAAGCTCCTTGCTAATTCGCCGCTTTATTGCGGGTGCAGGGTGAAGTTGAGTAATGCGACGGCCAGCACGTTCCTTTTCGGGCTGTGCTCGGTGAGCGACGCGACCCTTACGGCGGCAGATACCGCGCACGCGACGGGCGTTGCGTATGGTTGCTATTTTTCGAAGCTCGCGGCGGTCACGGCTGGCTATTTCAACACCGAGGAAAACACAACCGAGACGAATGTGGCGGCGTGGACGGCGAGCACCTCGTGGACGTGGCTTGAGTTCTTTGCCGAAGATGCGACAACGGTCAAGGCGTATGTCAACGGTGTGTATGTCGGGCAGAGCACGACCAATCTTCCGACGAGCGCGCTCGGTTTGAGTTTCAGCTATCGGGCCGGGGCATCTGGCGCGGTCACTTGCTACATCGACCGCATGTATGCCGTGCAGCTTTGCCCGAAGGCTTAAATTGGCAGGAGGTGAGACTTTGAGAAACATTATTTGCAAACTCGTATCTGGCGAGACGGTCGAACTGAAACCGCGCGAGGCGCTGGGGCTTATCCAGAAGGGTGAGGCCATCGCTGTTGACTTTGGTGGTGAGGTCGGTTCGGTGCCGAAGACGCCCGAGACGATGGAAGGCTTGACCGTTGGACGGCGCGGCAGACCGAGGAAAGGCGAGTAGCGATGTCCATTCATCGGTATTTGAAGATCACAACGGCTGCGGCTGCGGTTGCCGTTTCGACGGCTGATGCGAAGACTCACCTCCGCGTTACGGATAGCGATTCGGATACGTACATCGCGCTTCTCGTAGCCTTGGCGACGAGGATCTACGAGGAGCGCGCCTGTACGTCGCTTATCAACCAGACGCTGACGCTGTATCTCGACCGCTTCCCGTATGACGGCGACGGTGCGATTCTGTTGCCGCGCGGGCCGGTGTCGAGCATAACGACGGTCAAGTATTACGACACGGCCGGGGTGCAGCAGACGTTGGCGGCGGCGGCGTATCGGTTGCAGGCAGGACGCGACGTTGGGACGTTGAAGCCGTCGTATGGGTATGTGTGGCCTGATGTGCGCGAGGAATACGACGGGGCGGTTGAGGTGGCGTACATCGCGGGGTACGGTGCGGCTGCGTCGAATTTGCCTGAGCTTCCCATTCACGCGATCAAGCTATTGACGGCGCATTTCTTCGAGAATCGTGCGAGCGTAGAAGCTGGCGATGCGACATCTACCCTATCGCATGATGTCCCTGAGACGTTCGACGCGCTTGTGAACCTTGACCCTCACCGGTATATGCCGCAACAGGAGTAATCGTGAAGGCCGGAACGCTACGCAACATTATCACGATTCAGCAGACGACGCAGACGCGCAACGATGCGGGCGAGATTGTTGACACTTGGGCGACGTACATCTCGCCGTGGGCGAACATCACGCCGTTACAGGGGCGCGAGTATTGGGCCGCGCAACAGGTGCAGAACGAGAAGACGTTGCGGATGATTATCCGGTATGCGGGTGGTGTTCACGTTCGGATGCGGGTGCTCTACGATCAGCGGGCGTGGGATATCAAGAGGGTATCGAACGTCGGCACGCGGAACGCAGAGACGGAGATTATCGCCACGCTATCGCCTGACGAGTACAAGCAGTTCGCGCTTTCGACTATTGCCGGAACGGGCTCAGTTGGCTCGGCGACGTTCACCTGGACTTCCAATTTCTATGCGAGCACGCGGTTTCGCATCAAAGAGTTGGGCGCGGCTGACTGGACCACTCGCGCCGAAACCGATACGACGACGCGGGTGATGTCGCACACCGCAACGGAGACGGGCATTAAGGCTTTGACGACATACAACATCGCCGTATGGGGCGCGAATGCAAATTCATGGAGTCCGGGGTGGACAACAACACAGGCATTCACAA